TAAATGTGAGAAATTATTTATGGTTAAAAACATATCAAATTAGAAAGACAAGGAACTTTTAATGCTTAAGTTAGATGAGAAGAAAATCAGAAAAGGAAAACCTATTGGATTACCGTACCAAGGAAGCAAGAAAAAAATAAGTAAGAAAATAGTTGAAATAATCAAACAGAACTTTGGAACAGACAAGCCGATTTATGACATTTTCGGAGGAGGCGGAGCAATTACAGCCGAATGTATTTTAAATGGCTTGGAGGTCCATTATAATGACTTAGACAAGGATATAACTAACGCTTTTGAACGAGTTATTTCGCAAGACCGCGAATGGATTAAAACCCTTATTGTTTCACATACGGAGTTCTTCGAGATTAAGGCTAAAGAAAACAAGACAACAGACGACTTTTTGAAGTTGCTAGTCAACTCTTTTGGGAATGATAAGAAATCATACTTATGTTCTGAAGAAATTTCAGACTTAAAATATAATCTAGCTAAAGAAATTATAGAAAATCATGACGTTTTTAATGGTTATAAACAGACAGAAACATACAAGAGGGCTACTTATAATGCTAAACAAGAAAATGATAAACGACTTCAACAACTTGAACGACTTGGACAACTCCAACAACTCCAACAACTCCAACAACTTGAACGACTTCAACAACTTCAAAAATTAAATAAAATAAAATCTACAAACAAAAGTTATCATGATTTTAGTGAAGTTTCTGGAGCTATATTATATCTTGATCCACCTTATGAAGGGAGTAACCAAAAAGGTTATACCAATTCATTCGATAGTCAAGAGTTTTATGACTGGGCATTTGAAATAGCTAAAACCAATATCGTGATAATTTCAAGTTATTCGATTTCAGATGAACGCTTTGAGGCTGTATATTCTTTTGACAAAGCACGTAGCACTTTACAAGGTGGAGAAAACATCAAAGCGAAAAATGAGAAATTGTTTATGGTTAAAAACATATCAAATTAGAAAGACAACAAATAATGCTTAAGTTAGACGAGAAGAAAATTAGAAAAGGTAAACCAATCGGACTACCATACCAAGGAAGCAAGAAAAAGATAAGTAAGAAAATAATTGAAATTATCAAACAGAATTTTGGAACAACTAAACCGATTTATGACATTTTCGGAGGAGGCGGAGCAATTACAGCCGAGTGTATTTTAAATGGTTTAGAAGTGTATTACAATGACTTAGACAAGGATATAACCAATGCATTTGAACGAGTTATATCACAAGACCGTGAGTGGATTAAAACCCTTATTATTTCACGTGAGGAGTTCTTCGAGATTAGGGCGAAAGAAAACAAGACAACAGACGACTTTTTGAAATTGCTGATTAACTCTTTCGGAAATAGCACGAAAAGCTATATGTATTCTGAAGAAACTTCAGACTTAAAATATAATCTATCTAAAGAAATTATAGAAAAGCATGACGTTTTTATCGGTTATAAACAGACAGAAACATATAAGAGATCGATTGAAAAGCATAAACGATTTGAACAACTTCAACGACTCCCACAACTTCAACAACTTCAACGACTTCAACAACTTCAACGACTTCAACAACTTGAACGACTTCAACAACTTGACAAAGTAAAAGCAACAAATAAAAGTTATCATGATTTTAGCGAAGTTTCTGGAGCTATATTATATCTTGATCCGCCTTATGAGGGAACAACACAATATGGTTATATTAATTCATTCAATAGTCAAGAGTTTTACGATTGGGCATTTAAAATGGCTAAAAATAATATCGTTATAATTTCAAGTTATTCAATTTCAGACAAACGTTTTGAAGCTGTATATTCTTTTGATAAAGCACGTAGTAATATTCAAAGTAGAACAAGAAATGATAAATGTGAAAAGTTATTTATGGTTAAAAACAGTTAATATTTGACAAAGGAAAAGCAATTTGATAGAATAAAGTTATAAATAGAGGAGAACACGAAAATGAATTTATATGATGAAACAGTAGAAATTTTATCATCCCATGATAAAACGATTGCCGATATTGAATATATTGGTAGTACAAGAACAAAAATTAATACAAATAAAGCACTCGAATTGATGAAAAAAACGAATTATGATAGTGGTTTTGGCGGCCAAGAAATAGCATGCAACCTGATGTTTAAAGGGAAAGATTTCATCATGAAACGAGGGGAATATGACGGCTCTGAATGGTGGAATTATATACAAACAGACCCGTCTTTGCCGCAAGTAGAGAGAGAAGTTAAAAGTTTTAAAACAGACATGGGTTGGGAAACTTTAGAAGAAATTAATGATTTGGAGGGCGGAGAGTGACAACCGAAGAAATAGTGCAAAACTATCAAGTGAAATTGTTAAAGATTATATTTAAAGAGATTGATAGCCTGATGAAGAAAAAAGAAAAGGCTGATATTATCGCGCAAAAACTTGCTGAAAATGGGTACTCTGTGAGAACGTCAGCACATTGGAAGTCAGTAGGAAATGCAGAGTTTTACATTAAAGAGATGTATGAAAAATTGAGTGCTTTAGCTGAAATTGATAGACTATTCAACTGGTCAAGTCGTTTACATCAAGAACAATTGCAATTTGTCAGTAAATACCCTGAAGTAATGGAAAAATACAGACAATCAAACTAAGGAGAATAAAATGAAAGATACAGTAAAAACTTTAATGATGGTTGCAGGTGTCAGTTTTACACTTATCGCTATCACTTGGATAGGTATGCTTGCGACGTTACTTATTGCATGGCTTGGAGGTAACATCTAATGAATTACAGTACAAATAAGCACTATGCCAACGAATACGGTGTTGAACTTAATGAATACTTGAAACATAATTTTAACTATGAAGAGCTTGTAGGGTGGTATACAATGCAGGTATTGAAGTATCTAGTAAGAGCTGGCAAGAAAGAGGGTGAAAGCTACGACAAAGACCATAACAAGGCTTTAGACTATGCAGGAGAACTTGCTAACTTAAGTAACGAGAATGAGCTTACAGAGTACACTACTGACGATATTATGGGCTTTATACAAGAACTAGCTGATGATTTTGAACGCTGGGAAGGAATAAAATAATTAAAAAGGGTTAATGTTTGACAGCATTGACTTTTTTTGTTATTATAGTCTTATAGAAAAGGAGGTTAAATAACGGAAATGCAAAAAGCTATAAATGTAGTAGCTTATAACCCTATGACGGAAGAAGAATTACACTTTAGTTGTAAGGCTCAATGTGCTAAGTATTTCGGTCTTAAAGCTAATACAGTCATCAGGTGGCTTGATATTGGTAGGCCTGTAATTGAACTGCTGATAGACCTAGATAGAAACCAAGTGGAAATTAAAAAACAAAGCAAACTGAACGGCTTTGAATTATTTACGATAAATGAATGGAGTGTTTTTGATAATTAATTACAAAGACATGAAAATAGAAAGTTTTGGTGAAAAAACAAATGAAATTATTTAACAGAAAACCTAAGGACAAAATTAAAGTAGCAACAGCATTTACATTAAAAGGATTAACAAAACAAGTAATTAAATTAGAACAAAAAGGGTTTATTAAACAAGGAGAAATCCAAAGTAATATGATTGAAGGAAATAATATAACTTTTCAGCAAGCAATGGTTAAGAAAGCTAGTGAATAATATGTGTAAAAAACGCAAATACACAAAAATGGGCGCTTTATATTCAATAGTAAATGCCCAGCATAACAAAAAGAAAGCTGATAAGATACCAGTTAGAGCTTATTACTGCAAGTGGTGCAATTTATATCACTTATCAAGTCAGCAAAGATTAAACATAAAGACAGGAGTAATTGGATAATGAAAGACGAATTCACATACTACACAGTATCTTGGATATTGGAAAAAGAAATTAAATCACGTAAGTTTTATAATAAAAAAGAGGCTTTAAAATGGAATGAATTGCTTCCAGAAGAACAAAGATATGAAGTTAAAAAGCATACAGAAATAATTGAGGTTATAGCATAATGACAAACGAAGATTTATATGAAAGAATTACTAGCGTACTAAAAGAGCAAGGTATCGGAATCAACCAACTTGAGTTAAAAATTAAAGATGAGACAGGTACATGGCCTAAGTTACATACAACTCAATCACGCTTGAGTTTACCACATACCGTAGTATTCCCTTATCTTACTATGTTTTTCAATGATGATGAGATGCACGAGCTTACACTTAAAAAAATGGATGGTGCAGGTTCTGGAGGAAAGGTTTTGGACTTATTAGATGAGTTATTGGATAGTTTAAAGCCAAGTAAAGAATATCTGTATAAACAACGACTAAAGCGCAAAATGCAAAGGGAGGCAATGAGATGATATTACACAATTATACGAGTGAGATTAATAGTTCAAAAAATCCACAGCAAACAGCTAGAAAGATTGCGAATGACTTGAACAAGAATGACCCTTTCAATAATTATCTAATCAGCTTTGAGTTTGGTTCTAAAAGGTATATTATTGAAAAATTTGAAATTAGAGGAGTGAATAGATGAAGCGTTACTATATAGAAGAGGATGACAATGGCAAAGAGATTAAGCGAAAACTCACAACTTTTGCTAATGATGATTTAACACAGCTTTCAGATGATGAACTAGAAACATTATACTATGAATCATCTGCTCAGTTTTTAGCTAAATCAATGCACTTCATGAAGATTGAGAAAGAACTATTTTCAAGAAATAGTGTAACTGTAAGTGATGAAATTCTAATAAATACCGGCAATAATATTATTGAAGCAATTAATCAGGTAAGCAATTAAGGAACAAAGTGGTAATGAGAAAATTTATAAAATATAAAGATGTATATATGGTTAGTAGTGTTGGTGAAGTTTGGAAAATAGAAAATAATAAATTAATTCCCAAAAAATTAAGTCCTTCGAAAGTTGGTTATTTAGTCACCAGTATAAATAATAAAATAGAATATGTACACAGAATTGTTATGACAGCATTTTGCGGTAATAGTGAAAAACACGTAGACCACATCAACATGAATAAACATGATAATAGACTTGAAAACCTCGAATATGTGACGCCGAAAGAAAACAATTTGAGAGCTTATGAAATATTAGGATCTGAAGTTAGGTCAGGTAAATCTATTCCCGTAAAATGGAACGGTAAAGTGTATAAATCAGGAGCAGAGTTATCGTCGTTGCTCGGATTGGATAGAAGTGCTGTTTGCGCCTCAATCAGAAAGAATAGACCAATAAAAGGCCATTACGCAAAGAAAATAAAAAATTAAAAAATAGAAAGCCACCAATTAAGGTGGCCTTTTTTTATTAGTTTACTTTTCCATATTCTGCTTCAAATTCCTTTTGATACATAACTGTTTCTGGTAACTTGATTGCTCCAAATTTACCTTGGAAACCGGCAAGCATACGAGTTGTTTTAACATGTCGTGCTGATACTCCATTGCATACATACCAATTTTTAGTGTCTTTACAATTAATTAGAAACATTTCAATTTCTCCGCTTTCTGTTGTGTTATTGTTATCTGTGCTTACAGTTTGCCCTGTAAGGCGCTTATTTAGTTCTGTGATAAAGTATGAGCGACAACTTTCCACCGTACCACCATGTACCTCTACGGAGCGTCTAGGACATGAAGTAGATGATAACTCCTGATGTAGCTTCACAGTATCACGATTAGGAGTTAGTCCCCATTGTTTCATATATTTAGCTACGTCATCTAGTACCGCTTGTTCATTCCTCAAGAACTGATTTAAATCGCCCTCTGATTGGCATACTTCCCAACTGGCATAATTTGCATTACCGTATGAGTTAGCACAATGGTATGCCATATTAGAGAAGTCGGAAGCCTGCAATCGCCCGTCAGAGGCAATATAAACATGAGCAAAGCCATTTTCAGGGTTATGATTAGGTAACCAGTTGTTGTAGAAGCCAGCGTTAGCACCGTTTGAACCAGCGTCATTATGAATTACAACCCCAGTAGGATTATAACCACGTACACCAGCGTTAGTTATATTCATTCTTTTTTATCCTCCGTTTGTTCTTCATCCGTCTCAGGAATATTCACGCCACTCTTTTTAATGAGTTTAACCAAACCGTCAAACATAGGGCTGATTTTTGCGATTAAATAAACAAACTGTCCTACAAAGTATAGTAAACCTACATTGATTACAGTTTTAGCGATATCAGAAGTTGAGGGTGTTTGTGTAAAGTAAAAGACTGCATATAAAACCCATAGCGCGAAGACTACCGTCAAATCAATCACAAGTCTACGTTTGAAAGGTGGGTTCATCTTTTCTCTATCTTTGACCCACGTAGCGAAAAGAATCGCCAAAATCAAGATAGTTATTAAAATCATTCTAGTTACCATTTTATTTTGCTTTCTAAATTATATTTATCAATATTCCAATACGTGTTGTAGTGAGAATTGTTTTGAAGATGTGTTATTGTTTACCCCATGACCTGTGATTCGATTACCTTGCAAATATGCAAATTTAGTTGCAACACCGCCAGCAGAATTAGCAAGAGCGAAAGAATGCCCTACATCAGCTAACTGTACTGATTCTTTAGGAATAAAGAACCACTGATTAAGTGAGTTTTTTGTATTTCCGTTCATACGTGATTTAAACTCTGTGAAGTGAAGAATCCAACCATTAGCGCAGTCTGATATATTTTTAGAAACATTGACGACATCTCCGTCAAGTAACAACGAAGCACCAGAAAAAAGAATTCTTTTCGCTGGAGTTTTTAAGTTTCCAGTGAATTCTAAATCGCCTGTTCTAAGACTGTTAGAAGTTAAATCTCCCACAGTTGTTTTTTGAGTAGGTGTTACACGGTTCGTCACTCCCAGACCATTAGTTGTAATGATGTCTACGACACGTTTATAAACCCCAGAGGCATTGTTCAAGTCAATTTTATTACTGTTATCTGCTGTTTCGCAAGATACGCTAACCGGTGCTGTCGTTTTCGTCAAATCGATATTAATGTGAATATAGTTTAACGAGTCAGCCTTAAGGGCTACGGTCTCATTAATCAATTCAAAGTAACGACCAGCCACAATGAAAGAAGTATTAACATATTGAACGTTTAAGGCTGTATTAACAGGAGAACTCCAGTCGGTACGCCTGAACGTTGTGTAGTCCATTCCTGATAACATCATGTAGAGTTTAGCGTCATTATTTGAACCTACTGGAAACTCTGTACTATTTGGACTAAAGAATGTGAAGTTTTTAATTGTCATTTTTTACCTTTCTTGAAATTATCTTCGCTTTATCTAAAACTGGGTTATCAGTAATTGAAAGTTCTAATAATCTAAATTTTCTACCGCCATACGGATAACCACCAATTGATACAAATTGACCAACTTCATACAAGAGTGTAGTTTCAATTCTAAGCGTGTTTTCGCTATTATAGTATACTTTACCAGATAAAAGTTCTAAGTGGTCTTTACGTAGCTCTCTATACCCTTTAAAGCTATCTATTCTATATTTGTCGCCATAAGTGGCTACATACTCATATAACATTCGGCTTGTCTCCACTTTCTACAAAAATAAGTCTATCATTGAACTCTGTTTTAACTCTATCTGCTATGTAACCTGAATACAGTTTACCTTCGTACCATATATCTACTAAGTCATTAACATACAAAGGCAAAAGTTCGTTTTGATTAAATATTAACCTCGTGACGATAGTAGAGGGAGAAATTTCTGCTTTGATAGTAGATATGTCTGGAGGGTTTCCGTGGTCATCTCTGTCATAAAATAATGTTTTTGCTGTCCTTACATCTGGCAAGTCTGTTCCGTCTCCATGATAAGTGCTATAATCAATGACATCGCCGTTATTTTTGGCTGTATACATTTTAGGAGGGTCTGTATAGTCATCTGTTGCCTTATTCTTAATGAACACAACAGCAAAATTATAAGCTGAACGTTCTACTATTGTCTCCGTGTCCATTGATACGCTTTGCTTAATATCTACCCTTGTCGTGATTCTATTTCTATTCCAGCTCCTAGAGGCGAAGTTAATGAATAATAAGTTTCTAGGGTCTATTTCAGACGAAGCGTGTTGAATAGTTGTTGTCGGTTGAAATTGAACCTTAGAAAATATCCTTTTGGCTACGTCATGAGCTGATGAAGTTTCCGCTTTTCGGTTAATTGTAGCCTTTCCGGCGAAAATACTTGAATTAAAGAAATAACCATAACTCATTAAATTATTTTTATTAGGGTCAATTAGATAATCAATGATAGCAAAGTTTGTCGTTTTAGTTATTGCATTAGGAACATCTAGGCTTTCAATCATTGCCCAAAAATAGTTCTTTAGCGTGACTTTATTGCTTTCATCTACGCTTGTCACAAGATAAACCATATCTAAGTTTAAGTTTCTTTTTTTACCTAGCGTCTCCTCAATTGGAACAACTTCAGGAAAAAGAATTTGAACAATATCCCCAACTTCTACCGAAACCGTCAATGTAGCTGACGAAGTGTAAAGATAACCTGTTTCCCATAACTCATAGTTAATAACTTGACATCTCGCTTTTGGTATGGGTAGCCCTCTTTTGTCCTTTTTACCGTTAGGAAGATTAAAATCAGATATATTATAATAGTTCGGATTAAAGTTATCATAAACATTAGCCTCTAACATTAAATGAAATCCGCCTTTCTCTTAATTTTAAATTCCGCCTTGGTAAGGTTGATTAACTCCATTTGACCGTGTTCGATTATACGTGTTCTATATCGTTCAAAGTCCATTACAGGGAATAAATTTAATGAAGTCGTACCGTTCCAGCCTTGATAAACTTCATCATTTACATCTGTATTGATTAAAATATAGTTTTGCACCTGTTCCGTCTTAAATACAATCGCAGTGTATTCATTTCCAGTATCGTCTAAAAATCTAACTCCAGCAGGTGTTTTAGGACGTTGCGGATATAATATTCCCATAAAACTAAATATTTCATCTTTTATATCCCAACGACTTAAACGGTCTATATTGCTTTCTCCATAATAAGTGTAAGAAGTTCCTTTGACATATTTATAGTTTCCTGGTGCTGTTCCACCATAAATTTTAGACTTACCAGCGATAACTTCACCATTTTGAATTTTGTCAAAAGTTAGATTTTCGTAAGTGTACCACTTTGTAATTATATCAAAAGTTATCTTTTCGCTGAAAGTTCCATTTTTGCCGTAACCCTCTGTTTTAGTAACTTCTGCTAAAGCTAAATCAGCATATACCTGAAAAATTTCTGTTTGATATTCAAGTGTAACGAATTTTTGTTTAAGAATATCGTTTATGAAGTCTTTCATTAGTTGATAGTTTTCGTCCAAACTTTCGCCAAATGTTTCTAGCTTAAACTCTATTTGAGGTTGAGTAATCGAGCGTGTTCCCATTACTCCAATACCATTACTTTGCCAAATATTATTAGTTGATTGTAACCCTAAATTAGAGGGCTGGTAAAATCTAACTTTTCCATTTGTAACGTCCCAAACTTTATCATCTGTTCCGTCTAAATTGGTATGTATTTTGTACTGTCTTACCATTAAGCCCTCCCTAGTTCAAATTCTCGTCTGATTGCTCGTGCTAAGTTAGAAACATCTTGGCCAGCCCCACCTTGTACGTTGAATGTGTTATACGTTCTATTGTCGCTTGATACGCTGTTCGTACTTAAACCGTACCCGCTAGAAGATAGATTGACATCTGTTAAGCCTACTACCATAGAACCTTTGAACAGTCCGCCAAGTTTACCTGCAATCCCATTAATAGCTCCTTTTATGTTTTTAATTGTATTTTCTACACCACCTAGAACGTTATCTATTGTATTTTTTACTCCTCCAAATATATCACTAAAGAAGCCGCCAATACCATTAAATACATTTTTTATTGAGTCGTAAGCATTAGAGGCAATATTTCCAAAACCGTCGAATACTCCACTAACTATATTTTTAGCACCGTCAAATACTCTACTAAAGAATTTACCGACTCCGTTAAATGCATTTTTTATTGAATTCCAAGCATTTGAAGCAAAGTTACCTAGTGCACTAAATGCTCCGCTAACTATATTTTTAGCACCATTGAACATATCACTAAAGAAGTTACCAACTCCGTTAAATACATTTTTTATTGAGTTCCAAGCATTTGAAGCGAATTTACCAAGAGCGTTAAAGACATTTGCCACAGTATTTCTAACAGCATCAAATATTCCAGCATAGAAACTTATAACAGTATTCCATATTGACTTAATGAATTCCCAAGCATTTGAAGCAAAGTTACCGATAGCACTGAATACTCCGCTAACTATATTTTTAGCACCATTGAATATATCACTAAAGAAGGTACCGACTCCACTAAATACATTTTTTATTGAATTCCAAGCATTTGAAGCAAAGTTACCTAGTGCACTAAAGACATTTGCTACGGTATTTTTAGCACCATTGAATATATCACTAAAGAAGCCGCCGACTCCGTTAAATACATTTTTTATTGAATTCCAAGCATTCCCAGCAAATTTACCAAGAGCGTTAAAGACATTTGCCACAGTATTTCTAACAGCATCAAATATGCCAGCATAGAAACTTATGACAGTATTCCATATTGACTTAATAAATTCCCAAGCTTTCCCAGCAAAGCTACCGATAGCACTGAATGCTGATGATACAACTCCTTTTACAGAGTTGAATATACCACTAAAGAAGTTGCCGACTCCGTTAAATACATTTTTTATTGAGTTCCAAGCATTAGAGGCAAATTTACCAAGAGCGTTAAAGACATTTGCTACGGTATTTCTAACACTATTAAATATTCCGGCGTAGAAACTTATAACAGTATTCCATATTGATTTAATAAATTCCCAAGCTTTCCCAGCAATATTTCCAAAAGCGTCGAATACTCCGCTAACTATATTTTTAGCACCATTGAATATATCACCAAAGAAGCTACTGACTCCGTTAAATACATTTTTTATTGAGTTCCAAGCATTTGAAGCAAAGCCGCCAAGAGCGTCGAATACTCCGCTAACTATATTTTTAGCACCCTCAAATACTCTACTAAAGAAGCCGCCAATACCACTAAATACATTTTTTATTGAATTCCAAGCATTTGAAGCAAATTTACCAAGAGCACTAAAGACATTTGCTACAACATTTTTAACACCATTAAATATTCCGGCGTAGAAGTTTATAACAGTATTCCATATTGACTTAATGAATTCCCAAGCTTTCCCAGCAAAACCGCCAATTGCATTAAAGACATTTACTACAACATTTTTAACACCATTAAATAGCCCTGTGAAGAAACCTGTAACTCCAGCCCATGCCGTTTGAATACCAGTAACAATATTTGTCCATAAGGTAGTAAAGAATGTTTTTATTCTGTCCCAAATATCTTTAATACCTTGTACAATTCCACCGAACCAATCGACTAAGCCTTGCCAAATGCCTTTAGCTCCGTCAACTGCTCCGTTCCATATATCAGAAAACCATTGACCAATACCGCTAAAGAACTTAACTACTTTGTCCCATGCACTCTGTAAGAAGCCTACAAAACTAGCCCAAGCCTTTTTACCTGTTTCGGTTTGAGTGAAGAAATAAACTAAACCAGCAACAACGGCTGCGATTGCTACGCCAAGAGCCACGAATGGATTCATAGCCATTATAGCATTGAAAGCAGTTTGTATAGCTGTTCCAATTTTAACTATGTTATTATAAAGTTCAATCGCCTTAACAATTCCATTAATGACTTTTAAAGCTGCGAAAGCACCAGCAAGAGCAACTAAAGCTACTTTTATATTATCTATTGCTTCCTTGCTTTTACTAATTTTTCCCAGAAAATCAGCTATTTTTTCCGTGACTTCTGAAAATTTACCAGCGAATTTAGCTATGCTCTTTGCTACGTTATCTATACTTGTTGAATTTTTTGCTGTTTCTGTATTTATTCCAAAAAATGAATTTATGACTTTTCCTATAATAGAAACTATGGAATCAAATGCACTTTTTATATTATCCCAAGCCTCTAAAAAGGCTAAAGTGGTTCCATTTTCTTGCATTTTTTGAAACAAGTCTTGAAAATACTTAATAACCTTTGTTATAGTTTTACCAGCACTTTCGCCCCAAACGCTCATTTTATCAATTAAACCACTAATAACAGGAGTTAAAGCGTCAAGCGTAGGAAGCAAAGCAAGCGATAATGTTTCGTTAAAACTATCCCAAGCGTCACTAATAGTAGTTACTCCCCCACCACCTGCTTTACCAAGTTTTTGCATAGCTGCGTCTAACATTTCAACAGATATTGCACCCTCTTCACTAGCTGAAGCAAATGATCCGTACTGTTGCAAAGCTGGGTTCATTTCCATGACGGTTGATTTAAGAGCTGAACCAAGAGCTGTGTTATTGTCTGTTAGCTGATTAATATTTTCAGCAGTAACTTTTCCAGCTGCTGACATTTGACCGTAGGCCTGAACCACACCTTTTAATTGTTCGCCAGTACCACCAAATGCTTGGTTGGCTTTTACTAATGCCTCTGTTTTACCAACTGCTGACTTAGCAGTATCGCCTAAACCAATAAAGGTCGTTGAAAGTTTAATAGTATCTTCAGTATTTGCATTTGTATCTTTAGCAAGATTCTGCATAGATTTGCTTACATAATCAAACTCTTGTCCACTGCCTTTGAAATTCATTGTATTTTTCAATGAAATCATGGCTTTTTGAGTATCCATTGCGTCAGATACCCAGCCTTTTAAGCCATTACCAACAGCACTAACAGCACTAGCACCAATTTGCCTGAATGCACCAACCGCAATTTCTCTAAGACCGCTAAAGCGTGACTTCATGCCGTCAATTCCGCTATTAACGCCTTTAGTATCCATTTTGGCGTCAATATTCCAAGAGCCTGAACTAATAGCACTCTCGACTTGACTAATTTCACCCTCTAGCCTATTAGCTTGTGTTTCTGCTATGCCTAAATCTCTAGTAAGTTGTAGCCATTTCTTTTGACCTGCTGACGTACCTTTGTCAACCGTAGAAAGTTCTTCTTTTAATTTTGTTGCTTTGTCACGTGATAAGCCCAACTGCGTTTGTAAGTTCTTTTGCAATTGCGCCATTTTATCGGTATTTGTGGGGTCAAGTTTTAGAGCTTCACGTAAGTTTTTAGCTTCCCCTCTAAGCCCTGACATTGCGGTATTAACGCCTTTAAGTGAGTTCTCGAACTTTGTGGTATTACCGTATATCTCTACCTCAAATGTTGCATTACTTGCCATTACATACCCTTTCTTTTACGCCTTTTCTCTTTTTCTTTTTCCTCTTTCTTTTTCTCTGCAATAAGTTCGATTAATTTATAAACAAGTTCTAGTTCCATTTCCATGAACTGTGTTATATCAATTTCATTATTGCCCAAAACAGTCAAAAGTTCTAAGGTTTTATTTTCCTTTACAGTATCTTTCTTTTTCTTAATCAATGAACTAGAAGAAAAGAAGACCATATCGTCTTCAGTTTCCTCTTTTTCTTTAATAAAAACAGTCTTACAGAAGATATTGATTAACTCATTAGTTGTAGGAAGCTCTGTTTTGTCGTCTAATGCATTTTGCAGTCCTCCGTTACAATCTACCCAAAGTATCAATAACTTGTCTGTAAAGCTCTCCATTTGCTCTGTAAAGTCATCAGGAATATATCCAGCGACAAAAGAATTTTGTAGGTCTGCAAAGTCTTTTAAATCTGTAATAAAGTCCGAACCAGTTAGCTCTAAGTATCTAATTGCATGTTTTAAAATCATTTACAGCCCTTTCAGCTCATTAAATTTCTTTTTGCCACAGTTCGACAAGTTCTTTAAGGCCTTTACCGTCAGTATCAAACTCAAAACTAGAACGGAAGTCTGCAAAGTCACTTTTAGCTCTTACAATGTTATCTTGAAAAAGAGCCAAGTATAAACCATATTGAACGAACTCCATTACATCAGTAATTTCTCCGTCGTCTTTTTTAAGTTCTGTATCCATTGCCTTTTGTTGTTGAAAAAGGTCTTTACCTGTAATCATTTTAAATTTACGTGCTGTACTCAATTGTTTTGCCATTTTATTTTATATTCCTTTACTTATTCTATTTTTTTCCAAGTATATCTTCCTGGGTCTGTACTTTGTTCATTTGATTTATTATCAGTATATGTTCCAATATAGCTTGGATAATCTTCAGCTTTCAATTCACTAAACGAAGGCATCCAAGGAGTTGCGGTTGAACCTTTTTCAAGTTTAGGGAGACATATATCAACGCTACTTCCTGTTGGTAATCTAAATAGGACATATTGTTCATCGCCTATGCTACTTTTAGTTGTAAACGTATATGTATGTCTAACCCATTCATTAGTAAGATTCCAAACATACTGACCGTTTGAATTAGCTTTTATTACTTTACCGTCAGCGTAGCTATTATTACTTGAAGTATCAATCAGAGAAGGATGTACGAAAGTTTCAACAGTTCCTTTTCCTCTTAGATAAAAACTGAAAGTATAAGTTGTTGAAGGCTCAAGACGTTCTTTACCTAATCTCCAAACAAGTATGTCTGTAAAACTGTTTGGTGCTGGATTATTGTATGACGCGCTGATGTAGGGTTTATTATTAACTCCTCCATCTTTTTTTACTATATTAAGATACTTCTCTGTTTTTGGTGTGAAATTCTTAAAATCAGTTCCGCTCAAAATGTTCAAGTTAGGATAGACAGTCATAAACCTATCTGTTCCATCTTTGCTGTATGCAAAGGCTACGTGGTTAGCCCCGTCGGGCACACTAGGGTTTATCTGTTACAGCAACACCCGTAGAAACATCTTTATAACCGTCTGCGGAGAATGTAGCGATATAAACGTTAGGAGCGAGCTCGTTATTTGTCGCAACATTTCCTTTCACATCTTTAATTGTTGCTGTTACTTTTACATCGTGACCTTTAGAATCTTTCAAAGTAGCTGGTAAGATAATTGTTCCGTCATTATGCCCTTTAGTTTTCGTTTGAACGTTCGCAAGAGTTGGAGCTACTAATGTAACTTCGCCAGCAAGTTCCGTATCAGGTTGCATGATGAACAGTCCGCTTTCCATTTTCTTTACAAAGTCTTTAGCTTGTTCTCCCCAAATTTCGTACTCAATAGCAGGGACTTTTTTACCGCCATTCAAATAAATATCTGAATCAGTTGCTTGAACTGCCAAAGTCCATTGGATAGGGTCTACGCCGTCTACTGAATCTGTTTCTGATTCTTTTGTAGCTTCTGCTGTTGGTCTCAAATTTGGATAAACGACTACACGGTAACCGTCAATAAATTCTCCTGTAACTTTATCACGTTTGCGCCCTTTAATAAGGTACTGAACACATTTCGTTTTCCAATTACCAGTTGGAGACCAACCCAAACCATTTGCTGTTCTTTGTTGACCTAAAAGGTCTTCTTTGAGCGCTTGGTCTGTTTGAATAAATACCATTTCGCCTTGAAGTAAGGTAGCGCCTTTTTTAACTCCATGGTCTGGTACGTCATCAGCTGGATAACTGTTAGTTTCCGCTTGGTCCTCCATTTCGCCAACTGATACCAAACCAGTTACGATTTTATGGTTAGTGAACTCTGGTTTTCCGTTACTTCCCTTGGCCATATCAGCTACGATTAGAGCTTCATTACCAAAGAAAATCTTACGTGAATTATAATCTAATTTCATTTTTTCTCTTTTCTATAATTTCATTGAATTGGCATAATTAGCGCCTTTTTTCAATGTTGTTTTAACGTCTTGCATACCTTTTTTTTCAACTAAGAAATACATGCCATGATAGCCACTAGTATAATTAGCCCTAGTTCCTGCGTTTACTACTATTTTATCGCCTTTTTTAACTTGCTTTAAGTTACTTGACAATTGCCCAGTATTTTGATATCTGGCATAAGTATAGGTATGACCGTGGCTCCTGATTAATCTAGTTCTTCTACTTGCAGTATTTGCTTTCGCTTTAAACTCTGCTTCAAACCAATCGCCCATTCGTTCTGTTACTTTAGTTTGCATTTCTTTAGCTATGGTTGATGTATTAAGTAAATTCATTGCCATGGTTGACCACCTGCACCACAAGGTAAATAAACAGTACCAGTATAATTGTACAAATGGCTATTCTCTGACCAGTTCGTCATATTCCAACCATTTTGCAAAACATCTCCGACTAGCCCTACAAGTTCATCATCAACATCTTTAACAGACAAAACAACTTGATAATAATAACCCATGACAAAGCTCGTATTGTCCATTTTAAGCACCTTTGAATCACTAAGTGATAAATATACCGTCTTGTCTTCTATCGTGTCCTTAACGCCTAAAATAACGTCATTTAGAGGCATTTTAAGTAAATTGTTGTACCAATCTATATAAGAATCAAATTCGTTCATAGTCCGTTACTTACGACCCCCTCTAAAATCATCTTGTTATTTTTAGGGTTTCTTTCCCATGTTGTACGCTTGAAAGTTTCGCCTTTTTCGTCTAAGAAATAGTTGAAAATCAAGTCTTCCATTTCTCCGATTCCGTTAAGCTCGTATCTTACGTTTTTACCTAGTCCAATCATAGAAAACTCATCAAGTCTTGTCTGACTAATTCTCTGTTTAACTGCTGGTAAAACGATAGGCTTTATAACATTAGCTTCTGCACCGTTCTTTTTCTTAACAGTCGTTTCTACCTGTAATGTAACTTGTGAGAATATCATTAAATACCTCCATAATACATTAACTCTTGCAAGGAAGCCAAACGTTTATTTTCAGCGTTTCGCCATTGTTCTGCTGGTTCATCAACAATATTAAGCCGACAATAACAAGAGATAAATTCTTTCACTAATACACTTGTTTCGTCAGCTTTAATACCATTTTTTTCTAGCAATTTAATAGCTATTGAACGGAATAAGATAAGTTTACTATCATAAGCTGTTACTAAAATCGGAATACCACAATAGACCTTAATATAATCTATCATTTACTTCCTCCATTTTATTCTTATGCTACTGTAATTACTGCACCAGCGTTATAAGTTTCAACGTGTCCGCTTGTTAGTGTTTCAACCAAAATCATGTTGCTATTAGTTTTCCATTCAAAGGCATCAACTTTAGTAAGGTCTTGCATATCAATGTGATATTTTTGGTCTACCAATACAGTAGGTTTAAGTGCTTTTGAACCTGTGTAGACAATGATTTCATCTACTCCAACTTCTGAAGCAATTTCAGTATCGTCATTTTTAATACGAACGTGAGCATTTGCAGTCGCTTGGCGTAACTCATCTAACAAGGCTTTGCGGTCTTCTGCTTTAACAATCAAATAACGACGACCAGCAGTAGGACGAACAAAGTCAACCGCTTCTTCAATAGCGTCAGCAAATGGAGTTTCGCCGGCTTTTTTAGCTTTTGTAGTAATCTTTTTGATTTTTTTGACGTCTGTTTCTTTTTCGATTGATTTAAATCCGTTTGTTCCGTCTCCCTCAACAAGAGCAAGGTCAACGATTTTATTTACAATTGCTTGTGTAAGTTCTGCTACAATCAAGTTGTAAAGTTCAGAATAAGACATTTGAAGTCGTTTAACACGTTCAGCAAGTGATTGCAATTTATAAACCATTACAGGTTCAAGAGTGTCAATAGTGAGTGTAGCTGCCTGCTCTGTTTTTTGTTGTCCGTCTTTGTGAACTTGTGCTTCATTAGCTGAATCAAATGAGCGTGATACAAGCAAAGCACCAACATTTGTAACATGAAAGACTTTGAACACTGGGTTAGTATTTAACAAAGCTGTGTTGATTGACTCAACCAATTTACGTGGAAGCTCAAAAGTTTTGTCTGTGATAGTTACACCATTTTCAGCAAGTTTTGCGTTCCAAGCATTTTTAATTTCTGACTTTCCAGAGTTCTTTTTCAATACATCAAAAAATTCTGTTACAGCGTTTTGTGATTCAATAAAGTTTGTCATTTTATCTTTTCCTTTTGGTTTTTCGTCCTGTGCATTAAGTTCATTCTCAATTTTGATAATTTCGATTGAATTTTCTGAAAGTGTTTTTTCCAATTCTTGTACTTTAGGTAAGTCTTCGATTGCGTTTTTTACTTCAAAGCCACTAATTTGAGATTTTAAAGATACGTTATTTTCTTTAAGTTCTGCCAAGCGGTTCTGTTTTTCAATTAAATCAGGTTTGTTCATATTTCTTTTTGATATCCTCAATTTCTTTCAAAGCGTTACGGCTTTCAATAATTTTATTGCGTTCTTCTGTGAGTTCCTCGCCTAGCGCGTTTTGAATGAATTTTGCGTTAGGGTCTGCTGGTACTGAAACAAGAGAAATCTCTTTAAACTGTGCTTTATTTACGACTAGAGCGTCATTATCATCAAAAGTATAATCTGTAATATAATAGGCAATTGATAGTGAATCAAACGCGCCATTTTCCACAGCCTTATTAATGTTTGGTGCATTGTCATAAAGTGTAAAGTCAGTCAGGTATTTATTAGTAGCTAAATCATAGTAAACCTTTGCGTCCCCGATGACTTCGCTAGAGCCAGTTCCATGTTCATATAGCAATGGATATCGTTCTCTAGCAAACTCAATGCAGTTAGGTGTCAAGATAATACCGTTACGATTCTCTACACCAACTTCTGACCCAATACCTTGGAACGACTTAGAACCGTCCTCGTTTTCAGTCACTTTAATTTCAGCACTATTGGTTATTAGTTTCATCTGTGCTTGTTACGTCCTTTCTACTGCCTTGTAGGTCACTTAGATTTTTAACAGCAACTGCGTTAAGGTTAGCTATGTAAATATCTCCACCCTCGATAGGTTGCTCTCCCATTTTAACAAGAAGTTGATTCTGCGTAAAAATAGGACCGTTAATATTTTCATGATACAAGTCAATTAATTCTTTCAAAGTTGCAAACTTGAATAGCTGGTTATCTACGATTATACGTTCATAATACAAATTATCCTTATTTATTCGTCTGCGGTTTGTTGAAATCAGTTTATAAGTCAGTTCCTTTTCAAGTTGGATCAGTAAAGGAATGATAGTGGAATTATAAAAATAAATTTGTTGTTCTTGCGTAGCAGTACCAAGCAAAATATTTTCATTCATAAAGTAACCTGTCAAAAGTTCAGATTTAATAAGGTCAATTTCATCTTTATTTAAAACAGAATAATCTTTTTTAAGTTCTACAATTTCCGTCTTGTTATCAACTGGCGTCAAACCGTTGTAACTCGAACCCTCTTGCATATTCTTTATTGTTGCTAGTGCTTTTTCTCGATACTCCTGTGTATTGTCAATATCAAGAAAGGCATTAATTTTCAACAAGCCACGCAATTTACCTTGTTCCAGCTTAGTTTGAATACTAGCTAGAGCATTATCTAAAATACTTGTGTCTTCATTGATATAAAAAGGACTGATAAGCCTTACTAATTCTTCAGGTTTATATTCTTTTTTATCATTAGCAAACAGTAAGTCTAATAGATCGCCCGTTTCACTGTCAAATATAGGGTACAAGTCAACATAGCGCGTGCATAGCAACTTTTTAATTACTTTCTGCCAAAACTCCATGCTATTGTGTTCGCCCTTAGAGCTCCAGTTTAGAACCTCGTCTAAGTCAGAACCTGCCATACTAATCAAAGTATCAGATCCAACATCAGATTTTTTATATTTTACATGATTAAATTCTATTTTTGTTATTTCATTAGCAATTTTATTGTGAATATTAGTCACAAAGGCACTTGTATATTCTACCGCTTCGTTTTGCCACGCTGTGACTCTTTGAGTATCATTGTTTAGTTTTCCACGTGAAAATGATACCACTTTTCCGAATAAGTTCAATTTTTCCCCTTTCTACCATAAACTAACGCCTTTCCCTCGTTTATACTCGCCTGTTTTCTTGTTATGGCAAGACTTACAAAGGAGTTGTAGGTTATCAGGGTTCAGCGCTATTTTCCAATCATCAAGGTTTTCCCAAGTTAGTTCTATAATATGGTCTACTTCGTATTTTTTAGCACCGAATGCACCACATCTTACGCAAGTCATTTTGTCGCGTTGCCTAACATAATCACGGACTGCCAACCATTCTTTTTTATTGTACCAACCACTTTCTCGGACTGTGTCAACGTTATACTTCATCTGACACCGCCATTTCTAAAGCCATTGTCAAAGCCACAGTAGGGTCAATTTTATCTTTTTCAAGTTTTTTAGTATACATATAGTCCCCACTTTGTCCGATTTTAACAGCAGTATTATTTAAAGCCCACTGCATGACTTTTTGATTATGGATAAGTTTGTTTTCTACTAACTTAGATTTTAATAACTTAATATAGTCATTCATTGAGAAACCTTGTCGAATTGCTCTTTGGTTATCTCCGTCTTTGTCAAAGAAATAACGCTCGATCAACCCTTTTAAAATCTCATATCGTGCTGGGTCATAACCGATTTTTCTAAGTCTGCACCCTGTCTTGGTTCTAAAGTCGTTGATATATGGTATTAAGTCATTTACATTAATGTATTCCGTATCAAGTAAGATTAGTTCTCCTCTGTCAACAAATTCAGTCCATAGTTCTTGCTGTTCTGTGTCCAGTTGCTCATATTGCGACCGTACAGAGAAAGTAAGTGTATGGCTGTAAGTTTTACCCTCTAACTCACAAACGAATGACACAGCGGTTAGATCGCCAATTAAGGATAGGTCAATTCCGACATAAGTTCTATTTTTATTAAATACAGATAAGTTAAATTCTGTTAGTTTAGTATCCTGTGGAGTAAAGTAGTAAGCTGTGTCCTGCATAGGTAGGCCCATATTAAACGCTAAGAACTTATTCTGTAACGCTGGATCGCCTTGCGCAAGTTCGTACTCCTCAATAACTCCTGACCACTTAGGAACGTTACCAATAAGCGGTAATGCCATAGTCCAATTCTTTTTATCTTTGACCTGCTCATGATTTTCTAGCATGTAAAGCAAGCCGAACGACCTATCATTGTAAAATTCTTCCTCTGATTTGAAGCGTTCAACAAGTTTATCATATAGTCCGTCTCGTTTAAGTCCACCTGAAGTGATGTAAATGCTTTGCCAGTTATCTTGTTTTTGTCGTGAACCTTTATTGACTGATTCTGTTATATCTTCGCCATAGGTATGAACTTCATCAAATATATTAAGGGAACTGTTACCACCTTGCGCCCTCAAAGTGTCATTTGTTTGTTTTTTGAAAGTTGTTTTAAAGGAAGTAAACTCTAGCCCTTGTTTTGTACTCTTGAAAACCTTGTTTTCATTGTACACTCTTAATGTATCGCTTGCTTCCGTTTGATTCCTAACTTGGTCAAATACGTGTCTAGCCTGTGTATTATCGTATGCAATAACTAAGCTCTCTCCACCATATTGTCCGCCTAAAATCATCCAGTTAAGCACGCGCGTAGCCATTAAACTTGACTTACCAGAACCACGTCCTAAATTAAGAAAAATCTCATTGACTAGATTGACCTGAACGCCTTTTTCATCAACCATATCATAACCAAGCATTAACTCGTACCACCATTGCTGCGTTGGAAGTAGCTCGATTTTCATCAGGTTACCAGTAGTCAAATAGAAGTTGTCTTGTATCCATTCAATAGCTTGTGTAACACGGTCATAGCGATAAATATACTTATTATGAATACGTATTTGCTTCTGAATAGTCTTACGAATGTATTTGTTAATAATAATGCCATTTTCTTTGTTGTATTCCAACATTTTGTTCAAATAATACATTCATTTCCTTTCTATTCAAATATCGCGACCATGCTTGGAAAAGGTGCTGAATTCTTAGCATTCCCAAACTTTAACCTACCTTTGATAAATCTTATTTCCGCCTTGTGATAGATATACTCATGAAAATAAATCGTGTCAGTACGTGCTGGAATAAGCATTACAACAGTTGTATTATCTTTTTGTGATTCCTCATAGGATTTTTTGACCCAGTCTTTAATCTGTCTTCCGTAAGGTGGGTTGCAAAATACTACTTCATTACCCCAGTCTTGCAGTAGTCCGTTTTCCTCTTTCGTAAAATGTTTATAACACTTTGCGTTTTCATGAGTAGAACAAGGGTCTAAAGTAAAATGAAATTCATCATTGAGCTTATCAAAGAAATCGTTGGGAGTAGACCACAAATCAGTTTTACTGCTAAACATTAATTCATTATTCATTTATTCAATTTCTATTCGTTTTCAGATATTCTTTTTAAAGACATGTTATAATATTCTTCATTTAATTCAAAGCCGATAAAATTTCTTTCAGTATTTAAGCATGCAATAGCTGTTGTTCCTGAACCCATGCAGTTATCTAATACTGTTTCTCCCTCGTTGGTGTATGTTTTGATGAGGTATTCAAAGAGTGCTACCGGTTTTTGGGTTGGGTGCACTACATTTCTTGTATCTGCATTGTTAAAAAGTTTCACCGCCTTTGGGTATCTCCAACCATTGTCTCTGCTGTGACTGTACGAAGTTATTTCAGAACCATGTAATTCACTATATCTCTTTTTTTGATTTATTTTTTTTCTTTTATCTTTCACGCCCACCCATTCCATTTGTGGGATGTAAGTTGGTTGCTTCTTATAAAAAACACATACGTCCTCAAAATTTTTCAACGGTTGTTTTTTAGCTAACATAAAATTGCTAGACTTGTTTTTTTCATATACCCAATTGTACCTATACATTTTTATGTTACTCATAATCAAAGCGCTTGTGAACGGCTGACTAGCTGTCAAAACTATCGCTCCATTGTCTTTGATTACTCGCTCATATTGTTCCCACAATGGTTTGAAAGGAATGATTGTATCCCACTTACACGCTGTTGTTCCGTATGGCAAATCACACAAAATCATATCAATACTGCCGTTAGGAATTTTTTTCATTCCCTCTAAACATTCCTCGTTGTAAATTTTATTTAGTTCAATCATTCAAACCCTTTCGGTACTTCGATTTTTGGAGTTTCGTACTTGCTTAGCTTATAGTCATCAAGTTCTTCAATCTTAGCTTTAAGGTCATGAGCGCTTGATTCTTCCTGTTGTAATCTCCGCCATTCAGTAGGGTTATAAAGTTCAGGGTTACCAGCCTTGGCAACCATCATCGCTACCAAGCTATCTTTGTCAAGTTCTTTTTCTTTAACCTTTACTTTTTCAACGTTTCCGTCAGCGTCATAGATTGTTTCTGTTTCCTTTAGCGTTCTGACCGTCAGTTTGCTCGCCAAGGCACTTTCAGCTAGTTCTAATAGATTTCCCCTAGCAATACTTTTAGCTTCGTCATACGCCTTTATATTGTCATCTCGCCACTTCCTAAAAGTTTTAGCAGAACAATGCAAACTGGTGTAAATTTCTCTGTCATTACAGCCTGATTCAATTTTATCAATGATTTGACTAAATAGCGGTTCTTCATACATCTTAGGTAAAATTGTGGGTCTGCCACCGTTTTGTGTTTGCATATTGTCCTTTCTTTTAATGTGCTTATATCGTTTAAAGCCTATATTTTCGTATCTAAGAGCAGCAATAACTTTTGCTTATAAGTTTACCCGCTTGGGTAACTCTGCTCTCACAAGCCAAAATATGAGCATATAGCCCTATAATTAAGAT